AAACAAGGGGAGGAAATACTTTTCGGAGAACAGGCTTTTAATGCGCTTCGTCAAATGTACCCCAAGCAGGCAGTGACAAAACAAAAAGGCGGGGCCGGAGATACCGGGGCAAGAGGGGCAAAAGGCGCGCAAGGTGCGGCAAAAACAATGTCCTCAGAGGAGTATGACACACAAATTGCCAAAGGCGCCGATTTGACAAAATTCTTTGCAGACGGTGGAATTTTAAAAGATTAAATATTATTGATTTGAAGAGTAGTCGTTATACAAAGTTGTTGTTCGATATATAGTAAGTTTTGGCCAGTGGCCACAGTCGTGTTGATAAAAAAAAGTATATAACCACAAACCAAAATCGAAAAGGAAAAGATTATGCCTACATCATCGAACATTCTAACCGGACTCATGCCCACCTTTTTTCGTGCGTTGAATATGGTCAACAACGAAAAGACGGACGCTATTGACGCGGTTACTCTCAATTCAGATCTTGCGCAGGCTGTTGTCGGACAGACAATTACGTATCCAATTGCCCCTGCAAAAACTCTTTACGATGTTACTGCACAGGCAAATCCAGTTGACATCAATGGTGATACTGCTGGCACTGGCACAATGTCAATTACAGACTCCAAGGCCGCTGCTTTCAAGTGGAATGGTGAAGAGCAGAGACAACTTGCCCTTGGTGGAATTTCTCAGTACTATGCAGATCAGACAGCGCAGTGTATCCGCGCAATTCGCAATTATGTTGAATCTGCAATCATTACCAAAGCCGCAATCAGCGCTTGTCGTGCTGTTGGCACTCCTGGAACCGCCCCATTTGCTTTCAACGGATCGACCGTTTCAGGCATGGAAAACTTTGCTGATTCTCTCAAGGAAATGGAAGACAATGGTACGCCTGATGCCGATATCCACATGATCCTTGGCACGACTCCAGCCGCCGCTGTTCGCAAGATTCCCAACTTGTTCAAAGCGAACGAAGCCGGGATGGATCGTATGTTGCGTACCGGTACAATCGGACAGATCGAAGGGTTTAATGTTGGCGTTTCCCCCCAGATCAAGACTCGTCACACTCCAGGCGCTTCTACAGGTAACGTACTGGATGGTGCCGCAGCCGCTGGCCCTTCTACCACGCCTCAGGTTATTGCAATCCATAACGGCACAGGTGCAATTGGTATTGGCGACATTGTCAAGTTTGCAAGCGACACGACTCACCAGTATGTTGTGCTTTCCACAACCGGGGGAGCTTCCCCTACAAGCATTACCATTGCAGCTCCTGGCCTTTATATAGCAGGAGCAACTGGTGACGCAATCACTGTTATTGGAACAGGCGCTCAAACATTCCTTGCGTCTCCTTTCTTTTCCAGAGATGCAATTCACCTTGTAGCAAGACAGCCCATGCTTCCTGTTGGTCTTGGTGGAACCGCAACAGGCGTGACCGGTGCTGTTGGCACTCTCATTGATTGCAAACTTCTTCCTGATCCTCGCAGTAAACTTGTGTATCAGGTTTGCGCGTGGATGGAACACAGGCAGATTACAATTGAATTTGCCCTTGCTTTCGGTGTCGGCGTTCCGAATCCGCAGAACCTTTTCTTGCTGGTGGGCTAGGCTGATCCTTAGCACATCGAGAATGGATGCCGGAGTCCTCTTCCTTCGGCATCCTATTTATAAAGAAGATCTATTTTAACAAAAGGAAACAACGTGCGTGGTGATATTTATATTAAAAACAATTTGCCAAATCGTCCAGGAAAAGTGTTTTATCAGTCAGTAGACGCGGCTGTAGCTGCTGCTGTAGCTGGGGATACCGTTATTCTTGAGACAGGAGACTATACACTTACAGCAGCGGTAAACATCACTAAGCCTATTGCAATAGTTGCCGACGGGCTTGTGTCAATTACTGGGGCAGCTGGTGCAGACTATTGCTTTAAGGTACTGCTTGGCGTACTTACTGCAACTTCTGAAGTCAAAATGGAAGGTTTCTCGCTTGACCATGGCGACGACTCAACACAAAAAGGTATTGTTATTGACAATACAGGCGCTACAAAGAAAATCAATATCTATCTGGACAATATCGACTTTGGTTCAGATGGTGGTAATTCGATTGAGACAGTTCACGCCGACACTACAGCAGCAATAAGAATTTATCTTGAAGGTTGCACGACTGAAGGGCCGGTCAACCTTGCTATCGGTAATGCTGGAGATAGATTCCGCTTTTCCCGTGGAAATCTTCGCGGTGGGCTTGTTTCTGATGCTGGGGCTTATGCAGCTGAAATCCTTATTGCATGGAGCACCTTCTTGCTCAATGGCATAACTGGCGGACATTCCAGCCAGAAAGTTATTTTTTGCAGTAGCGTTAGCGAAACAGACGCAGATCCAAATGTTTATCTTGGCGCTGTTGCAGGCGATGTGCAAACACAGACACCACAGATAACATTGAGTCCTGGAGCATAATAAGCAAGTAGGAATCGCTCCAAATACGCGGAGCGATCCCTACGCTTAAAAGGGGGGCCGTGTGTCAGAAGAAAACGTATTGACTTTTGATTTAAAGCCGTTCGAGAATTGGTGCGGCATGTTTCCGAAAGAAACATATAACGCACTCCTTCAAATAATAGCTTTAAATCTTGACAATGTACGTTCGATTGCAAGGATGACGCACAGATTCCAATCGACGCCTGGCAGAAGGCCGACCGGGAGATATTACAGAAATACCGGGGCGCTTGAAGATTCTATAAGAGTGAAAATGGAATCAGACGGCGGACGAGTTTATCTGGAAGAAGGTATTGCTCCATACGGCAAGTTTGTTCATGATGGGCAACGAACCTGGGAGCCAGACCAATTTGTATACGATGCTTTCGAGACCCAAAAAGACAATATAGTATCCGACTTAAACTATGCACTTGATGAAGCAATAAGGGGAATATAAAATGCCATATACATATCCATCAATGGGATTATTCCCTCGCTGGCCTTGGCTAATAACCTTTTCAGACTTGTGTGATTCAGTCATAAAGAAGTTTTCAGATACGCATTTGATAGCAATGCCAGATGAGCAATTAAACGTTATCGCTCAAGGTGCAAGTGTTTTGGTTCGCGATCCATCAATAATGACTGTTTCGCCAAACGATCCCAATACAGCTGCTGGATATTTGCGAATAATGAATAATACAGCGGCTCCAATAAACGCAAGTCTTAAAAACTACTATTACAAAACAGCAAAAGCGATTATTGACTTAGCAAATACAAAGGCAGTTGACGAAGCGCAAATAAATGCAGTAAGCCCGCCTCATTATATGCTTACTCAGTGGCAAATAATGTATTTCCAAGAGCAAGTTTGCCGTGACAACATAGGGCTTAACGATACTGTCGACCCAATGCTTGATAAGTACAAAGGCAAAGCAAAAGAATATCACGATCAACGTGTGGAATTTGCTGGCAAAATAACATATGAGACATTTAACACTGCTTCCATGCAGCAATCGTTCACCAGGGCAGCGGCCAGAACCTTTGACGTGATGTATTAAAATGATAACAATATCAACACAACCTCAATCGCAAATTGTAAGACTTGGCGGGAATGCATCGCTTACCGTCACTGCTTCTCATAGCGATCCGCTTGCTAATTTGTATTATCAATGGTATAAAAATGACAAAGTGATACAAAACGAGAATGCTTATGTAATAAATATTTCAGGTGTAGAGCAATCTGATTCTGATGTTTATAGTTGTGTTATTTCTAGCGACGTTGATACCAGTACAATCAAGACAGCTTATGCGGCGGTAGCGTCTTCTATACTTGACTACATAGAGCTAAACATCAAAATAATGATTCTTGGAATGACAAAATCAGGCGGGTATAATTTTGATTGGCGAACAGTAAATCAACCGGATGAAGCCCTTGGCGGTTTCCCGCGTGCTGTTATTGTTTCGCCTGGAGAAAACTGCATTGATTTACTTACAGGGCAAGATGCTCAATCATATGCAAACGATGTTCTTTTTGGAATACAGATTAAAGGTCAACAGGACTGGAATGACAATGCAAACTTTATGATTAGAAGCTCATTGCGGCTTGCCCTTGATGACTTAAAAAGACTGTTTGGAAACAATACGTCTATAAATGGAACTTGCGAAGTTGCTATGTATAAAAGCTCTCAAGTGATAAACATAAATCAAAACGATATACAACGCCCGTCTCATTTAAATACTAGTTGGTTGGTAAGGTACACTCAAGACCGTCTCGACCCGTTGACTGTTTCAAGTTCGTAACAAAGAAAATAAATAAACCTTTTCAGGAGTTAAAAATATGAGTTCACCTTTTCTTGAGGTCAAAAAGTTCCTTGTTGGCAAAATAGAGGAACAGAAAATTTCACCTTGTGCAAGTGCTCAAAAAAGCATTATACTATCAGGATCAATTTCAAGCAAACTGTCAAGCGGAACTGGATTAAAAGTTGATACGACCGCTGTGGCAGGGGCAATAACAGCGGCTGTTATAAATACCGGTGACGGTGGAACTGGTTACGCTGTAGGTGACGTTGTACTTGTTGAGGGCGGAATTAATGGTATGCTCACAGTAGCGACCGTTGCCGCAGGAGTTGTTGCTACATTGACAGTAAAAAATGGTGGATCAGGATATACCACAGGGACAGAAATTGTGACGGCAGCAATGCCGTCTTGGGCAACGAAATTACCACAGGAATTTGTAATTTATGATGCTGATTACCGGGAGAGAGTCCAGATTGTGAGCATTGCTGTTGCGACTGGTGTTTATACAATCACAACGCTTGCGAATCTTGCTCATTCCTATGCTGCCCCTTTTTGCTCAATCCTAACTCCAGGTGCTGTTCAATCACTCACGAGCAATGACTTTAACGTGAGATTGAGAGCGCTGACAATGGCTCCCACAATTGCACCTGATGGAGAAGCTGAAAAGTTTGCAACAGGAGATCACAGAAAAGACTTTTCCATTATGGGTGTTCGGTCTGGCACTGTTGGTTTTTCTGATAAAGTGGCAGTCAATCATTTTGCAGGAGCAGGATTGACTATTAACACAACTGCTGTAGCTGGAGCAATAACCGTTGCCGCAATCAATGCAGGTGGAACAGGATACAATGTTGGAGACTTGGTAGAGCTTGCCGGTGGAACAGACGGGATACTACAGATTAAAACAGTCAATACAAATACCGGAGCCGTAACAGCCATACAGTCAATAGTTGATGCTGGATCAACATACACAACAGCTACCGGAGTAGCCACAACAGTTATACCTCAGCTTCCAACATGGGGAAAATTTGCTGTTGGCCTTGGCTGCTTGCCAAAAAAATACACTACTACAGGGTACGGTTTGATTATTGGCATGAATGATGCCGACGACATTACCATGACCCTTGCCATGTGTTACGTGCAAGGCGGCGGGAATCCTTCAGGGCAGCAATATCTTTTTGCTGGATGCAAAGGGGACGGGGACTTGTCCGCAGACGGTCTTGGCAAGCCATGGACGCTCAAGGGAAGCTTCACAGGTAAATTTGTTGGCGTTTCTGATATATCGAATGCAAACATATTGCAGTTGACGCTTCCAGAAACTGCATTGCCTGAAAAAATGCTTTCAAATCTGGTTAATGTGACACCGGTTGGAAGTACAAGCGCGGTACCTTTGCGAGTTACAAAGTTTTCGATAACTTTTGGCAACAAAGTAAGCATGGTTCCAAACCAGGAAGACGCAACAGGTATTGATTATTACATGATAACAGAGCGGGACCTAAAGATCACAATTGACCCGCTTTTAAAGCCGGTTTCTGAAGAGGATATTTTCAGCAACGTCAAGGATGAGCAGGCTGTTGGCATCCTTATTAAATCGGCAATCACAAGCCCGAATATGTTTGTGGAAATGCCACGGTCACAGCTTATGTATCCATCAATCGGCAACAAAGACGGCATGGTTGATACATCCCGAACATATCGCGGGCTTGGAAACGATCTAGGCGGCGGGTCGGCTCAAGCTGCAATGCTTGCGGCTTCTACGGCTGAAATAGTTATAGGCACAAGAGCATAATAAAATATAGGCAGGTTGCAATAGCCTGCCTATTCACTTAAAAAAAGAAGAGGACGTTATGGGAGAGAAGAGAGTTTTGACAGATGAAATGAGAAAGCAGTTAGCAGGGTACTTGCCATTTTCTCCAAGTGCAAGTATTGAGTATATTCCATCTTTTTTCTTGAGAAGGAACGAACGATGGGATGCAAAAGAAGAAAAATTTGTAAATAAGGATGAAAAAGGCGCTTTACTTGACTTCCTTATTCCTGTAAGTTTCCAACCTGTTTTTACTGTGAGGCCGTTCACAAAATCAGAATATGATGAAGCTGGAAAGCTCATGCATGAAGAGGTGCTTGATAAGGATAATTCTAAACTGCTTGATACAATGGCAAAAACAAAAGAGCTTGTGCGGAAAGTGATTCTTGGATGGAAAAATTTTGTTGATCTTGGCACTCTTGAAGAAGTTGATTTCAAAGCCGATTCTGTAAGTGGCGTTGATAAATCGCTTTGGGATTCAAGCCGTATGCCTGACTGGGTTTATTCAGATCTCCGGGCGTTTGTGTATCGGCTATCTGGTGTTACCGCTGGGGAACGTATTTCTTTAAAGTAGCGGCGTGCGTCCGCGCCGGTATATTTACTTACGATTGCAACGGATGCGATGAGGATGCAAGGAAAGATTGGGGCTGTAACGAGTCTGTAGAAGTTGCTATATTGGAAGACGACTACGACTCGTTTCATAATTGCCCTGCTAGATTTTTAGCAGGATGCATTGATGACTTTTTAGATAGATACGATGCAATAAAAAGCGGACTGGCAAGACCGCTTGTTTTTGATGAATACCCAAATAGGTACTTGCAATACGTTAAAATATTTGAGTCCGAAATGTCCAAAGCTTTGACTATTAAAAATAAAGGTGCTAAACATGGCTAATGAACACGACATACAAGTGATGCTGAAATTACAAAGCACGCTTGCAGCCAGTATAAAAGTAGAGGAAGAAAAAGTCAAAGCGAGCATGGGGAAGATGTCGGACCATGCTGTGAGTTTTGGAGATATGGCAAAAAACGCGGCTGGAATAGCGGCCGGTGCATTTGCTGCAATGAAGCTTGTTGATATTACAAAACAGTCTCTCGAAATGGGAGCCACTATAGACAAGACTTCAACTAAACTGGGAATGTCGGCTGCTACTTTTCAGAAATGGGCATATATAGCAAAAGAGGGTGACGCTGATATAGGATCGCTTTCAAAGGGATTTAAAGAGCTTGCTGCAAAAGCACAAGCGAACGACCCTATATTTCAAAAACTCACAATCTCAACAAAGGAACATAACGGGGAATTAAGACAGTCAAGCGATATGATGGCAGATGTTATCAAAAGATTGTCTCAAATAAAAAACCCTACGGAGCGACTTGCTGTAGCGACAAAACTGCTAGGCAAGGCCGCTGGTGACGCTATGAATCTTGCAGCTTTGGGAGCTGAAAAATTTAGTGATTTAGCAAATGAATCTAAAAAATTTACCCTATCACAATCACAGCTTAATTCGTTAGATGATGCTAACAAATCAATCGAACGAATAAGCATGTATTTCAAGGTAACTAATGCTGAAATCGTTTCTACATTTGCCCCTGCTATTGAAAAGGCTGCTGGGTTCATGCTTCAAATGGCAGAGGGTGCAAAGTTTATTTTTGGCGGAGAGCATGCGGCAAAAGAAAAAGCCGCAGAGATTGAAATGATAGGGCTTTCTATAAAATTAACAAAAGAGCAAATAGATGAATTAAGCAAAAAAGATTTTAATTTTGGATACCAAGGATTAAAACTTGTAAACCCTCAAGTTACTATATTAAATGAGAAATTAAAGGATTTAATCAAAAAGCAAGCTGATATTATTAATGGCCCCAAAGATGTAAAAAAGAGTGGTGGCGGAGTTGGTGATTTAACTGATAATAGTGCAGCTATGGAAGCAGCAAAAAAAGCCAGGCAACTGGATGCTGTTGAATTTGCAAAAATGGTAAAATCCAATGCTGAATTAGGATTCAAAATTAAAGATGTAAGAGTCAAAGCAAAGCAAGAAGAGCTTGATGAATTAGCACAACTTGCAAAAGAAGACGCGGCTATTGATAAAAAACTAACAATAGATAGAATGAATGCTGATATAAATTTTCAGAATGATTATAAGCTTGCAGCAATGAAGAAAACTGAAGCGGGCAGACGGAAGCTTTTAGATATGCAGCAAAAAGCAGAATTGCAAGATGTAAAAAAACATGGCGGGGATTTAACAGCAATAGAAAAAGAACAAGCAGAAGAACGCTTACGTTTTGCCATTGCAGAAGCGCAGCAAAAAGTAAATACTGGTGCATATTATGCCGATATGACAATAAAATCCCTTGAAACTATAGCCGAAGCAACGCATGCAAACGCCACTGTTAGGAAAAGAATACAACAAGGGGCAGCCTTAGTTGATGGGGCAAGGGCGGTTATGGGCGGGTGGTCTGCCGCATCTCAATTGCAACCATACCCTGTTATGCTTGCGGCCGGAATAGCATCTACCGTGCTTATTGGAGCGGAGACAGCGGCACAGATTGCGATTATTGAACAACAGAAAATGGCGTACGGTGGTGTGGTTACCGGTGGAACTGCTGGACAGGATAGCGTGCCTGCAATGCTCATGCCTGGCGAGATTGTGTATAATCCTGCTCACCCCAATCCAGCTCTTGCCTCTATTATTGGTGGAAGCTCCACGACAAACAACAACGGCAATGTAAACATACATATGTCCGGCGCTGTTGTAGTGCAAGGCTCACCAAGCCGGTATGATCTTAAATTGATACAAGACCATATCGACAAGGGCGTGACTAAGGCTTTGCAAAAAGCGCAAATAATGGGTAAATTGAATGCAAGTGGATTGGTAATACGGAGATAATAATGGTTATTTCTTACGGCTCCAATTCTATAACTGTGAAAATAAAGCCTGATTTTCAGCCATTGACAACACATGCACTTAATTGGTTTACTGTTGGAAATGGCGATAAATGCGCTACTGATCGAGGCGCGGCTTCAGATCAATATGATTGTGATGTTAAATTATACGGAAAAGAAACAGATATAAATACGTTTATTGATTTCGTAGAAGCAAATAGAAACGATAATACGCATCAATGTAAACTGTCTTTAGGGTCATTTAATTCACAGGAAAAAATATTTGGTTGTGACGTTGTTTATTCTGGCAATATTGCTGCAACTGCTTTTATGGGTAGACGCGAACAGCACACGCTAAAAGGGTGGGGCTTACCGATAACATTGAAAGCGATTTCACCGACATTTGTAACAGGTAGCGGGTTTCCTGTCCTAAAAAATATCACTCCAAACGTAGACGCTGATTCTGATTACTCTATAAATAAACTTGAATCATACAACAGAACTTTCTCGTATCAAGAACATTCTACCGATACCGGATCATTCACCGCAACGTATATTTTAAAAGAAACTGAAATGATAAATTTGAGATCGTTTATTCGAACAAATAGGACGGCAAAATTCCTGGCCCCTCAATTAGTCGGAATATCAAAACCATTTGGCAGGCGTGCGTATTCTAAATATGTCCGCTTAAAAGATTTTGAAGACCAAGGCATGACCGGCGGCTTTGTGAACGGGTTACCGCAATGGCAGTGCAAGTTTACTTTATGCGAGGCGTTATAATATGACGGTAAAAAAAGGCATACATTACGCATTGCAAATATTTTCAGAAGATACTGACACGGATTGGAATACACTTACTGATAGTGACGTTGGTCTTGTTGATGGGATTTTCCAATTAATAACAGATAATCCCGGCTACGATGGAACAATAAATATTCCCACTTACGGCCCACACGAAATAAATGTTGACGGATCCAACATGTCTGGAGCCCCAGTTGACGGCCCATATAAAGAAGGATTTTTACTCCAAGATGCTTTCACTTCTGACCCTGAAAGGTCAGTTGATATTATTTCTTGCGGGTCTTATAAAACCGATTCTGCTTTTGGTTTTAAAGTAAGAAATGATGCTAAGTTTTGGAATTATTGCAAGACAAATAATATTTCTTTTACTGGTAGACGTGTGATAATGTGGGTTGTGATAGATGATGTTTTTTATCAAGTTGCACGCGGTCGGGTTGTAAATAATCCATATACTGAAACTGATTATAATTTTGATGTGCAAGACGATGCAAACTTGATTCACAAGATGCTCCCACCTCTCACGACAAACCCAACAAATAATCCAAACGTTATCGACAGCTCGTCCGGGCAAGCGATACCGGTAATATTTGGGGACGTGCCGAAAACAAAGCTGTTGAAATTAGAAAGCAGTAATACTTTTGTAGAGTTGAATAAATTTAATACATCAACAGGGTTAAACTCTACTGGATTAAAATACACGCTTGCGGCTTCCAGCTCTTATGACGCCCCTGCGGCCGATCCAATAACCGGCCCCTGGATTTTAAAACTGATAGTTACAAAAAATATTTATATTGCAGACGATCAATTGAAAGATTATTATTTGTCTGTTGCTGTTGGTGATAGCAATATAAGCACAAAACAAATGTACAAAATACTTTCAAACAGTTCAACAGGAAGCGCTCCATCGATATATCCTTATATAGAAATATCGTTGTATTTGGCAGCTCCATTACTTAAAGATGATGGAACTTTACATGCAGCATGGGACTGCAAGCACGGAGAAGTTCCCCCTGGTATTTATTTTGAGCCATCTGATCATTATAAGCCAAATACTACACATGGTTTTATTTACTGGTTTCAAATATCAAAATATGAGACAACAGCGCAGCTTTCATATTTTGATTCTGCTGTTGCGGTAGAAGGTTCTAACGGAATACAAATATATGATTTCTCTTCTGACCTAAAAGAGTATATTGATATTTCTCCAATAGCAAAAATAAATTCCAGTGGAAATTCTGTAAAGCTTGTAGCGAACCAGTCAACTCCTGAAGGAAAATCTTCTGTGTATCAATATTTTAATATGCAAATGGTTGCATACGGAACAGAGCGCTTTAATGATCCTGGGGTTTGGGGTGTTGTTGAAAAATATGATGGAGACGATATTGTTTTAGTTACAGATAGAGACAGAAGCACAGCTAAAGCAATGTCGCAAATATTTGATGCCACGAATAGGTACGGCGCAATATTTGCGGACTATAAACCGTCTCAAACAATTATCGACACAAGTGACAATGTTTATTTTTGTGTTGATTTTACGATAGTAAACAGATCTTCAGGTGCGGGTATTTATCTTTGGTACATACAATGGATAGCTATGGATATTTACGGAAACGAACATTCTGGATCTTCTGGAGTGACTTCAGACCTTATTTTTACTGGCCCAAACAATCCAAACTATAGCCAAGTAAATGCTGTGCCAAACGATCTTATAACTAATTTTAATGCAACAGACAAATCAAACCTTCTTGGAATTAGAGCAAGTACAACAGGAAACACGTTTAAAAACATATTTAAAATAACAGATACAAGTATATTTTCTAATCCAAATATTGTCAATATAAGATTTCGCCTTGTAATAAAAAGAAACCTTTTGCCAGGAACCACTCTCAAGGTTAATGTAAAAGAGATATCGGTAGTAATTGAAAAGCAAATTGACACGATTAAGGGAGACTTATATACAAAGGCGACTGGGGAACTTACCGGATCAACCGCGACAGATGCAAGCCACGCAACAAACGATGTTTACCATGCTTTTATGCACATATTGGAAGATTACGATGGAATACCACCAGCACTTATTGACTATGGCACTCTAGCCACTGATAGATCCGATTGGCATGTAGGCCGGACGCTTACCGATAGAAAAAACAGCGTAAATTATTTAAACGAACTTTGCGCACATTCTTTTGTTGCAATGTTTCCAACTCGTACCGGGATGCGCGGATTGCGCTCTATTAACCCAGATATTGCACTTGTTCCAGAAGTTACGCATGACTTAAATATTATCGGGCGCGATTCAATAGAAGATTTTGAGCTAACGGACGTAATGCAACTATTCAATAATTTTTTACTGCAATACAATTTCGATCCTGGCTTACAGGCTTTTATCCGGTCTTTTGTTGTCGCAAATATTGACATGTTTGCAACGTTTCCAGATCCTTATCAATCTGTTGTTGATGCTACTTTGCAAACTACATCAACAACCACTTTGACTATTGCGAACAATGTAAACAAAACAGTAACATGCGGAACAGGCTTTGCTTTCTCTCCTAGCCAGATAGTTTTGATTCAACACGATACCGCGCGTTTTATGTATGGAACTATTGTTTCTTATGATTCAAGTACCGGTATTATGGTTGTAGCGGTACAAGCGACAAAGGGGACTGGCAGTTTTAGTACATGGACTGTAGGTTTATTTTCCGAACCGCTTTGGTACTTATGTTTCGGCGGACTTCTTGGCAGTCCCAATTTCCCGACAGACGGATATGTTGAATCTAAATATATTTGGGATCAATGCAAGAACTCTTACAATGTAAACAGAGTAGTAAGACAATCTCAAAACGACATTTCACAATTGAACTGGTTTATAGATAGGGCTTTATTTGACGAGAATACAACATGGGGAACAGGCGATTCTTCATCCGCTTATTATTTCCTTAAAATACTTGCTCAGTGGGTAACTTTGCAAAAAGGATTGATACCGTATTCAGTGCCGATTAATTCAACGACAATTGAGCTTGAATTGATGAAGGTCGTAGGAGTAAAAGATATTGTTTATACAAACGATGAAATAAGACATGGGTATATTGTTTCAATTTCTCCGGTAACCGGCAAAGATCAATTGCGGTTAAAAGTGTTATTGATGCCAACAGAATATACGCCTTACCCAGATCCAACAGGGCTTAACGAAACGCCTGATGCTGTAGATTACGTTGATTCTCTTGATGAAACGGGTGATATTGATACTTATGTAGATTCTTTATTAGAATAATATAAAATTTAAAAAAGAGTAATTATGCGTGATGATAACAGCCCTGTAAAAAGTGATGAAACGATTGAAAGCCTTTTGGAAATGATACGCGTCCCTTCCAAGGTTATTTCTTTGGCTGGATTTACAACAGGCGTTTATACTGTTCCTAATGGCGGGATTTGCAATTGTGCTGAACAGAAGCCAAGTGGAACAGATGGTGCATATCTCAATGTGCATCCAATTGGCAATCCTGATGACAGATCGCATGATTATCTTATGCCCCTTGGTCTTGGCGGGGTAGGGCGTAATACTTGCAGGTTCGACAAAGTTATTTTTGCTGGATCAACCGTTACAATGTCCGATATAGTTATTTTTCAGGAATAGGCCAAAGCCAATAAGTATATTTAATGTGGAGTAAAATACTATGACATTATTAATTGGTGCAAATTTGATGAAAGAGCGAGCAACGGCGACATTACCATCGCAGTTGCTCGTATCGCAATCTGGCTTTGAAAGTGATTTGAGATTGCGAATGATGTTTAATAGTCCTACTAATGGGCCAGTGTATTTTCTCCCGCAAGACTCTTTGCTTGCATCAGATTCTGCTTATACAAATAGTGAGTATCCATTAGTCACAGAGGTTGCCGGCGCTCTTGACGCTATCATAGCAGATGGTGCAACGCCTATTGACGGAACCACATTGTACCATGCAATGTTTAATCCTGCTGGCGACAACGTTATAGACAGCAGCGTATATGAAGACGCAACAACCCTACACAGTCAAAAACAATTCAAAATTAATTTTGCCGATTATTCTGAAATTAGCTTGTTTCAAAACGGGCTTGACGGTATTTTGCAATATGATTGGGCACACGATGAAGGTGACTTGGTATTTAAAACCGACAACACTGAATCGTTTAGAATTTTAGGCGGGACTCAAGATGTTTTATTTGCAAGTGATAATAAATTAAAATTCCGTGATGGGTACACGTATTCTTACAGTAGCGCAACAGGCGTATACGATCACTATGCAGAAAAGTATCACAATTTTAGCGTAGGAGCAGAAACATGCGGCTCTGCTGGGGTAGCGTTAAAAATAGGAGACTGGGACGGCGGAGCGCAAAACACGTGTATATGGATGCCGCTGTTAGCTAAAGCAAGCGCAGGGATATTACATATTAGCGCAACCCAAGGACAAATAACTAATAGCGCGGTTGTAAACGCAGATTTGGGAGCAATAGGTACTGCCGGAGCCATGGCGAAATTTACGGCTGCCGGATTTGCAAGCGCGGTTTCCGGTACTGATTACCTTGCAGGGAATTTTGGTACTACAGGGTATATTCCGAAAATAACAAATACGGCGGGAGTGACAACGCTTGGGAATAGTTTGATTTATGATAGTGGGAGTAATGTCGGGATTGGCACAACAACGGTAAATTACAAACTGGAAGTTGCAGGCGGAATTATATCTCAAACGACTCATACCAACGTAATTGATGTAGGAACGGGTTACAGTACAAAATATAATTATGTTGGAACTGGTGGATATTGGGGAATTAGGACAGCGGTAAACGAATCGTTCAACATTGATACATATAACTCCGGTACACCAATTAATGCGGTATCAGTTTTGCAAAGCGGTCAAATAGTACTTCCAAAATGTTTGCGATTAGCTAACACAACGACACCGTTTCTTGACGTGGCACCAACGCATAGTGCATACTACGGCGTTTTTTATGCTGTTGGAAGCGGATCCGGAGCAGGTGTTGGTACAGGGTATGGAAGGACTAGCAGTTTAGCAACAAATCCAACAAATCCGATTCTAATGCTAGATTTAACAAATGAAAGAGTTGGTATCGGAACGACGGCACCGACAAGTAAACTTCAGGTTGTAGGGTTGCCTACATACGCGACCAACGCACTGGCAATTGCAGGTGGCTTAACAGCGGGAGCGCTTTATATTTTAACCGGAACGAATGCCTTACAGGTAGTTCAATAGCATTTAAAAACTTCTATACTTGTTTCAAGGATAATATGAACAAAATATACATTCCATTGGCAAGAGACTCAATAACCAAAAAAGAGCAAAGTGTATTTTCACTTGCCAGGCAGTCGATTTTATCTCAAACTATACCCATGGAGATAGTGCCATGCATAACTGATGGGGACATTGATAGCCAAGGCAAATTTACACCTGAGCGAATAATAGGGGAAGTGAATAGCCGGAATCTTGGCATAGATAAATTTTTAGAGACAGAAGATAAATATTTTTTGATGCAATGTCGAGATGTAAAACAATTATATCCTGATAATTTTGAAAAAATGATAGCTTATATGGATAATAACTTAGATTGTGGAGCTTGCTACCTAAAATGTTTACAAACAACGAAGCAGCATTTTGACATTGGCACGGTATGTATTCGGCGTGAGGTTTTGGAGGGTGAAAATGGGGTAAGGTTTAGAAATAAATATGGGAAGTGTTTATGCGTTGAATTGCAACAAGATATTGTAGGAAATGGATATAAAATTGATTATATTTCAGATGATATACTAATAACAAAACTTTAAAAACGCAAGGGGTATTTATGGCTTTAGAAATTACAGTAGAAGAAAAAAAAGCACTACTTAAACAATCGCTTAGGGGCGCGGCTCAAGAATTGTACAATCTGCAAATATCACACGAAGCGCTTGACTTGATAAAAAACACAACAAGGGCAGAATCTGTATTAAAAGACATAGAAAACAATCTTAAAGTTCAAAAATTCTACGAGCAAAAAATATCAGAATTAGCCATTAACCCCGTAGAGTAACAACAGGAGAAAGCATCATGAACGATAGCAACATGGGTGTCTGTAGTTTACACGAGCATGTTGAGGTAGCAGTAAACACCTTACCTACAATGAAACAGACTCTTGACAATGTGTATAAAACAGCCATGGACATACATACTTTTTTAAACGGGATGTTAGACAGAAAAGGCTTTATCACGACAACAGACGAGCGGTTGTGGCGGGTAGAAGAGTGGATTAAGTATGGTATTGAATCAAAAAAAATGATTGATAACCACAACGGAAAACTGAGGAATATAGAATCTTGGATGAATGATGAAATAGCCCGCAAAAGGGAAGAAAAAGAAAACAGGGTGGCGCAAAAAAAAGAAAACAGGCAGACACGTATTACCGCAATAGTGGGAGCGGCTATTTGTGTTTTTAGCATACTGGTTCAGGTATTGGCAAAACAGTTTAATTGGTTGTAACAATAGGCGGAAATAGGCAGAACAAACTAAGCTTGTCTCTTGTTTTGGGATTTTAAATGCTTAAAATAAACTACAATCCAAACGTTAAGCCGTTGCCACAATTTGCTTTTGACACTCTCAATAGTATTTGCGGGAAATGTGGCATTGACACGTTGACTGTTACCAGGACAGTTAGCACGCCGCATGAGCAAGCAAAAATCATGTATGATAATTGCGATAAGTACGGAACTGAATCTCAGTATAAACTATACGGCAAATACGGAGATCAGGTTATTGATGTATATGTGCATAGCAAGGCGATGGGGTTTAAGGGTATTGATATTGTTGAGGCAATGGAAACAAAGATTATTGTTATTGGTCCGGCAAATGTTTCGCATCATTGTTCCAATGACCCTAAATTATCTATTGTAGATATTGCGCCAAGTAGTATCGCAGAAGACAAAAGAGATATGTTTGTTTTTATCGTTCCAAAATATAAGGCGGTGACCAAGTTTATAAAGCCACCTGTTGATCCGTGTTTTCATCTTGAGTTTTCTTGTTAATAAACTTTTTTAAAGGAGTTGGTATGAATAGTTTTTTTCTTAGTCTTGGGAAAAGCGATTTTCTCAAGGGGCTTATTGTTGCAGCCGGAACCGCTGCAATGGCGGTACTTGCGGCAAGTTTAAACGCTGGCAAATTGCCGGGAATGGCAGAACTCAAGTTTGCAGGCGCGGCAGCTCTTGCGGCGGGCATTGCGTATCTTGGCAAAAACTTCTTCACCAATTCAAGCGGGAATATCGGCCCCGAAAAACCAGAATCGCTTACCTAATGGGTACGGTATCGGCAATAATTGCCCTGATTACGTTAATCATATCAGGGTATTTGTCTTACTTGAAAAAGCAGGAAGCGCAAAACACGCCACAATCAAAGGTTGATAAAAATGACAATGAACTGGAAAAAGCTCTTATTGAAAATGATGACACTAAGTTGGATACCATGTTTAATGATGTGCTTGTGCGCGACTCCGCCGAAGCCACAAATCCAGATAGTGCCAAGTGACATGAGGATTCATTGCGATTCGACGGACAATTGTTATGCAAGTAAGGCGCTTTTTCAATCAATGTACCATTCTTTAAATGTGTACAAGGAAAAAATGAAAGCTTGCGGTTGCGTGAATTGAAATCATACTGTAGTTTAGACGTTCAAACTTAATTATGCGATAATCATATTTAACTTTGAGGCCTCAAACTGCAATATGTATATTAGTACCACTTCCATTCTTTCTGTTGTGCCCTTGCGCGGGCAAAACCGTGCAGGGGCTTTTTTGTTGTCTATCATATTGTTGAACCCAACATAATGCTTTTGTAAATTTACTCCACATTCTAAAACAATTATTTGTAAATAATTCTACTAACTAAAATATTTATTTTAATTATTGACTATAGTATATTACTATAGTATATTATTGTCATAATTAATTTAATACTTAATGGAGGATAGTATGTCTATTAAAAAGTTTAAGTGCTTGAGATGTAAAAGAGAGTGGTTTCCAAGAAAAGATGGTATTCCAAAGGTTTGTCCGAAGTGCCATTCTCCTTACTGGAATATTGAAAGAAAGGCAAAACTAATGGTCTGGAATTGATTTTATAAATTAAAATAAAGGAGCGAAACGTGAAAACAAAAAAGTATATCACAGTGGTTGGCATAGGATCACAAGCCCCTTACGGTATCGGCGAGATAATTGATGTATATAATAACTCAAAAGCTGGACTCAAAAAGGCTATGCGTAGGGCCGCTTATTGGTATAATGCCGCGGCGGTTAGAGATGGCGATGGCAACCGTGTTGATATTGATTATGATGTGGTGCGTGATTGCGATAGAGGTTATACAGTATCATGACCCGTCCCGATGCATCAATAATCTGGGCAATCATAGTAGTAGTGTGGTTGTCTAGTATGACAATTGTTTGTAATGTGTTTTTAAAATAACAGGAGGAAAAAATATGGAATTGAATCTTTGCAAAGTAAAAAGTCTTAGGCCATGCAATGAAGGGCTGTTGTGGTACTCCAAAAATCAATTTGCCACAGCCGAAAGTTGCATTGCAAAATTAATAGAAACAAAAAACGAAAACCAGAACGCACTTAATTGGGGAAACTGGTTATTAAATCATCTTTTTACAAAAACGCAAAACATTAAATATGCAATATTTGCAGCAGAGCAAGTAATTGATATTTATGAAAAAAAATATCCTGAAGATAAAAGGCCACGGAGTGCAATTGAAGCAGCAAAAGAGTATGTAAAAAATCCTTGTAGTGATACCGCAAACGCCGCATACGCCGCCGCAAACGCCGCAAACGCCACATACGCCACATACGCCACATACGCCGCATACGCCGCATACGCCGCATACGCCGCAAACGCCGCAAACGACGCAAACGACGCATACGCCGCAAACGCCACATACGCCGCATACGCCGCATACGCCGCAGACGAAATGAAAATAAAAATGCTAATTTATGGGATATCAATTTTGGATAATCCATCATGACCGCACCCATCTACACAGACAAAACCCGCCTAACCGCTCAAAACTCTCGAATTTGGGCGTTGCGCGGTGTTAGCCATACAATCCGTGGTCACGTGGTATCAATGCGGGGAGACTGGCTTAACCCTATCATGCGCTCACCAGAGGGTATATATACGCGGTGCGCTTGGTGTGCAATTGATGCAGCCGCGATGGTTATAGATAGCCGTGGTAACTGGGATTGGCGTATAATAGCGGATAAAAATCATAGCGATAGCATTTGCCCAGATTGCAAAAACGAACATTTCGATAAACTACACATAACAGGAAAGGCAAAAAAATGAACGAAACAACAGAAGCAACAGAACCAACAGAAAAGAAAAAACTCGGCAGGGCATGGCTTTACAATTGTCCATCTGAATTACAGCAATTCTTTTTTCCCAAAAAACTATGGGAAAAGATACCTGGCAATACAGGCCTTGAGAAAAAGCGGTGGATAATCGATTACATGGCAGCGCGTCTTGGCGTGGACATACACACTACCGATACCAGTAAAAAATCTATGGTTATAAGGATGTCGGATGAGAACGCAGCTCTAGGCGTGGATGAAAAAGGTATAGGCCAAGGCTCTGCAATCATTCCGGAGCTGTGCGGAACCACGCAAGGGCATAAAATTTGCGCGAGTAAGGGCAAGGCTGGGAAAGTTTAAAATATTTCTTGCTCTTTTAAATTCATGATGTATATTGTTTGTAAGATTTGAACCGTGAATTCAGATCAAGGATAAAGGGTTGATTATTGTATTTATTCCTCCTTGTTCACGGCAAGCGAGGAAGAACCTATGCAGTAATCGACCCTTTTTCATTTTCTGCCAGCATATCGGTAGCGTTGTTTGGATCTCAACGTTTAAAAAGATGGGTGGAAGTTCAAGCTCTTACCCCTACGGCTCTACAGGGCTCTAAAGAACGCATGTTAGTAAATACAATTAAGATTAGTAAGGAAATTAAGTATGATAATTACAAGAGAGTTTATTTTACAAGGTATAAGTGAAAAAGGATCTTGGAATAATAAACAGATTTTACTTTTGGGTTATCAGTATCCGGTTCGGGGTTGGTTGGAAGGTGCAATTGGAAAAGAAATTCCAGATAGTGACGCTGAAATATTTTTGAGTCTAAAAAATGCGCACTTAAATAAAAGAGCAAAAAACATTGACCTAGCTCAAGACCAAATGGCATCTAAAAAAGAAAAGCTTGTTCCACTTGAAAAAATGGTTAAGGTTGAAGGTAATATCCCATGGAAAGAACAGTACCTACATCCTAACTGGCAAAGAAGACGTTTGGAAATTATGACCCGTGACGGTTTTAAATGCATGATATGCGGCAACAAAAAAGAAAGCTTGCATGTTCATCATAACACGTATGATGGAAAATATATTTGGGAATGTTCCATGCGTTCTATGATAACTCTTTGCACTACTTGTCATGAGTTATTCCATGGAAGAAAATTAACGCAATAGCCCCGCCCGGACGGTATCCGGTAATAATTAATAACAGAGAGGTTCTAATGGAGTACATAGATTTCTTGGCATCTAAAATTTGCCTATCAGAAAAAACAGGGTTTGTGGTAAAGCGTGAAGATGTGAATAGCTTATTATACCCCCATCAAAACGACATTGTTCGGTGGGCAATCGAGGGCGGGAAGCGTGCAATTTTTGCAGCGTTCGGTTTGGGTAAATCGTTTATACAAATAGAATGCATGCGATTAATAGCTCAAAACGAAAAAGGTAGACAACTTATAATTACGCCATTGGGAGTACGTCACGAATTTAAAATTGATGCTGGAAAATTAGGTGTGCCGGTTCATTTTGTTCGTAAAAGTGAAGAGGTGAATGAAACAGGATTATACTTAACAAATTATGAATCAGTACGTGATGGAAAACTTGACGTGAATTTATTCAACGCGGTTTCCTTGGATGAAGCAAGCGTCTTGCGCTCTTATGGTTCTAAAACATATCAATCGTTTTTGCAAATGTTTCAATCGGTAAAATACCGCTTTGTTGCAACTGCCACACCTTCACCAAATAAGTATAAAGAGCTTATTCACTATGCTGGATTTCTTGGAATTATGGATACTGGCCAGGCTTTAACCCGCTTTTTTAAAAGGGATTCAACACAGGCTAACAACTTAACTCTCATGCCGTGCATGGAAAAAGAGTTCTGGCTATGGATGAGTTCATGGGCAATATTTTTACAAAAACCGTCCGACCTTGGGTATAGTGATGACAGATATTCTTTGCCGCCATTGACAATACATGAGCATGTGGTAAAAACCGACTTCAAAGAATATGAAGAAAAAGACGGTCAAATGAAACTTCTGCCTGATGTGAAAATGAATTTACATGATGCATCAAAAGAGAAAAAAGATAGTATAGAATTGAGAGTTAAAAAGGCAGTAGAAATAATATCAGGTAGTCCAGAAGATCACTTTATTTTGTGGCACGACCGAGAAGAAGAACGCCATATTTTAAAGAAAAATTTGCCCGAATGTTTGGAAGTATACGGATCACAAGACATGGAGATAAGAGAACAAAGAGTTGTTGATTTTGGAAATGGCGAGTTTAAATACCTTGCCACAAAACCTATACTTTCAGGGTCTGGGTGTAATTTTCAAAGACATTGCAACAACGCTATTTTTATAGGTATAGGCTTCAAGTTCAATGATTTTATTCAAGCAGTTCACCGGATATACAGGTTCTTGCAAAGTAAAGAATGCCATATCCATCTTATCTATACAGATAATGAAATTGAAGTTTTTAAAACCCTTATGCACAAATGGGAAAATCACAAAAGGATGGTAGAGAAAATGAGTGAAATAATAAGAAAATACGGGCTTTCTCATGATGAAATGGCAGGAGAGTTAAAGCGCACAATTGGAGTTACTAGAATAGAGTCAAGCGGGAAAGATTATATAGTGGCTAATAATGATTGCGTGGATGAGGTTAAATTGATACCAGATAATAGTATCGGGCTTATCCATACATCAATACCGTTCGGAAACCATTACGAATACACATCCACATACAACGATTTTGGACATAACAAAGATACGCAAAAGTTTTTCGAACAGATGGACTTTTTAACACCTCAATTATTGCGGATATTGCAACCTGGTAGAGTTGCGGCAATACACGTAAAAGACCGCGTTCTTTTTGGCAATACAACCGGGTACGGCATGCCAAGCATGGAACCGTTTCATTGTGCCACAATACAGAACTTTGTTAAGCATGGTTTTATTTATTTTGGCATGATTACTGTTGTCACGGATGTTGTAAGAGAAAACAACCAGACTTACCGTTTGGGCTGGACTGAAAACAGCAAGGACGGCTCAAAGATGGGTGTAGGTTGCCCAGAATACATTTTACTTTTCAGGAAGTTACCAAGTGACACGTCGAGAGCTTATGCGGATATTCCAGTAGAAAAGAGCAAGGAAGATTATACACGCGCAAGGTGGCAAGTAGATGCACATTCTTTTTGGAGATCTTCCGGGAACAGGCTTTTAACACCGGAAGAGCTTTCAGGATACGCGCCCGACGTTTTATCAAGAATGTTTACTGAAATGACATTGAAGAACATATATAACTACGAACATCATATTGCAATAGGCGAAAAACTTGATCTAAAGGGCAATTTGCCAAGTAGCTTTATGACTCTTGCCCCAGGTTCGCACAATGAGGACGTCTGGCATGATGTGTGCCGTATGATTACGCTTAATAATGAGCAAACAAGAGCAGGTTTAAACAATCATATTTGCCCTTTACAGTTTGATATTGTGGATAGAATTATCATAAGGTATAGCAACAAGGGGGATACTGTTTTCGATCCATTCGGTGGATTAATGACAGTGCCTTACAGGTCTTTGTTTCTGAAAAGAAAAGCAAGGGCAGCGGAGTTGAATACGCAATACTTTCTTGATGGTTTAAAATATTTAGAATCGGCTGAGGTAA